AACTTCTACTATATTGAACATTGATACTGCTAGTCTATCAGATATGGCAACTGGGACATTTAAAGGTAGAGTTAGAGTTGGAACAAGACTGAAGGGGGAAACTAGTGGCGCAGAAGCCACTGTCAATAATTTAAGATTAGTATCTGATCCAGCTGCAACTTTGATTGGTTCTTTATACATACCAAACCCAAAATTTGTAACAAATCCACAATTTACAACTGGAACCAAGAATTTTAGAGTTACAAGCAATTCGACAAATTCTACAATAACTGGAGCAGTAGAAAGTGCTGGAGAAACTAAATTTACTTCCAGTGGGGCTTTAGACATAAAACAAGGAACGATTATTTCTACAAGAAATGCTAATGTTCAAACATTAAATCTATCAGAATCTAGAATTGTAAACGGAGTAGAACAGGGAACTACAACTAAAACAAGAGAAGAAACTAGATCTGTTGTCGAATGGGTTGACCCTCTAGCTGAATCTGTACTAATCCCTAAAGGTGAAGATTGTTTTGTAACATCAATTGATGTATTTTTTCAATCAAAAGATACTGCAATTCCAGTTACATGTCAAATTAGAACAATGCTTGCCGGATATCCAACAACCACCATTGTTCCGATGGCTGAGGTTACTCTAGAGCCATCACAGGTTAATGTTTCTAGTAATGGAACTGCAGCAACTAAATTCACTTTCAGATCTCCAATCTTTTTACAGGGAGGCACTGAATATGCAATAGTATTAATATCTATGTCAAATAGTTATAATGTTTGGATTTCTGAAATGGGTAAAGTTGATATTACTACTGTTGGTTTGGGTATAGATCAACAAGTAGTTATATCCCAGCAACCATATATGGGATCACTATTTAAATCTCAAAATGGATCAACTTGGGACGCAAGTCAATTAGAAGATCTTAAATTCGTCATGCACAGAGCAAAATTTGTAACGGATGCTGGAGTTTTTACTGCATATAATCCAGTTTTAACTGAAGGTAATGGTAACATAGTCACGCTAAGACCAAATCCATTATTTACTCCTTCAAATGAAATTGTAGTTGGCCTTGGAAGCACTGTTCCCTCCACATTCCTAAATGCGGGAGTAACAATTACCCAAATCAACAATACAAATGCTACAGCAAAATTAGTAAAAACTTCAGGAATAATTGGTATTGGAAGTATAACAATATCTACTCCTAATTTAACGGTAAATAATGTTGGATCTGGGATTACCCCATCTGCAGGAAATTTCTATTACGGAAATGTCAGTTTAAATGCAGTCACTGGAAATGGGTCTGGTGGGCTTGCATTAGTAGAAGTAATCGCAGGTAGTATTGGTATAGTCACTGTTACTAATGGTGGTATAGGCTATTCTGTTGGAGATGTAGTATCCGCACAACTTGGAGCAACAAGTCAAAATGTTAGATTTAATGTTGGTGTAATAACTTCTATTAATCAACTTGTGTTGAACCAAGTTCAAGGAACATTTAATACGGTGGACAATTTAGCATTTAATAATGTTGGTGTGGCGTCTACACTTCCAGCAATTCCAACCACAATCAATTCATCTGGAACTGGGGATGGGCAACACATGATAATTTCGCATAGAAATCATGGAATGCATTCAGCCAGTAACAAAGTTATTGTTTCTTCCATAGATAGTGATTATCCAGCGACCACTTTAAGTGCAGAGTACTTAAATACTTCTACTACAAATATTCCGTTAACATCAGTATCAATACTTACAAATTTTGAAAATGTTGGGGTATCTTCAACTAATCCTGGATATATTGTTATAAACGATGAAATCATTTCATATCAAGGCATTAGTGGAAATAGTATTACCGGAATTACTAGAGCAATTGACAACACTTTAGTTAAAACGCACTCGGTAAATTCTTCAGTTAACAAATATGAATTCAATGGCGTTTCTTTGAGAAGAATTAATAAAACTCATGATCTTTCATCTGCAACAATATCAAATCCAACATCATTAGACACTTATGCAATAAAAATTGATAGGGCTTCAAATGGTGTAGATAGAAGTACTGGTAATTCTGGCGGATTCCAACCACTATCATTTAATATAACTAAAAGTGGAGGTGGATTTGTTGCTAAAGCAACTCAAAATATACAGTTTGAAGCATTAACTCCGAATATTGCTAGATTAACTCCAGAAGGAACATCTCTTGTTGCAAGAGCCAGAACTACCACTGGCACTAGTGCTGATGGTACAGAGGTTTCATTTAATGATTATGGATTTAATCCAATAACACTTGATGATATTAATTATTATGAACAACCTATGATAATAGCTTCTCAGGTAAATGAAACTGCCAGATTATCTACATTACCTGGAAATAAATCATTTACATTAGAGTGTATATTGAACACTGATAATGATCGCCTTTCCCCAATTATTGATTTGCAACGATTAAATATTATCACTACTTCCAATAGAATTGATAAGCCAATTTCAAATTATATAACTGATCGTCGTGTAAATGTTTCTTTGGGTGATCCTCATGCTGCAGTATATGTTTCTAAAAGAGTTTCCCTTGCCACACCAGCATCTTCATTACAAGTTAGATTTGATGCATTCAGAGATTCTACAAATGAGATAAGAGTATTCTATAGATTATTCAGATCAGATTTACCTGATGCCGATCAAACATATTCTCCATTCCCAGGATATGATAACTTAAGAAAGTCTGGATCTACAGACAATACTGCATATACTATAATTGACTTAGCAAATAATAGTGGGCTTCCTAATGATGATGTCAAAGCATCTACTCCTGGTGGTGAAGGAGAATTTTTAGAATATCTGTATTCTCAAGATAATTTACCCCCATTTAGTGGGTTTATGATTAAAATTGTTATGAACGGAACTAATCAGGCATTTGTCCCAAGAATTAGAGACTTGAGAGCAATTGCATTAGCATAATGAAAAATTTAATTCAAGTTGAGGGGCATTCTTCATTGTCAAGAGACAATTATTCAAAGGCTGTAATTAATACAAATTATAACGAGTATAATGAGTATATGACGCATAGAGAAAGAAAACTACAAGAGAGGCAAGAAATTGAAAATTTAAAATCTGATGTGAGTGAAATTAAAGATATGATGAAATTGATACTTGAAAAACTATAAATACTTGTATAGATATTATTATCACTAATGTCAGCAAGAGTAGTTAACATAGCAATTGAGCAAGGTTCAACCTTTAATACTACATATATTCTTGAGGATGCAACCACAAATTCAGTAAAAAATCTTGCTGGATTTTCTGCTCAAGCAAAATTAGCAAAACACCCAGCAAGTTCTACTAAAGTTAATTTTACTACTTCAATTGTTTCTGCAATAGGACAAGTTGGAATTGCTTTAACTGCGGGAGTAACTTCCGCATTAAAACCTGGAAGGTATGTTTATGATGTATTATTAACAGATGGTAGTAGCGTAAAAACTAGAGTTGTTGAAGGAACGGCTCTTGTAACTGCTGGAGTTTGTACCTAATGTCAAATACTATAAATGTAAAGGTTGGAAATCAAAACAATATAAGGGTAGCAGTTGGAAATCAAAGTGCTACTAAAGTTGTAGCGAGTAATATGAGTGCTGCATCATCAAATTCAATTTCTGGTGTAGTTGTAGATTTAACTGGAATACAAGACAATTTTGTATTACAATATGATGCAAGTAATAACAAAATAATTGCAGTAGACCCAGATCAAATTTTACAAGACGCTGTTCCTGGAGGAATTCCAGCAGACTTTATTAATGTATTAGATAGTGACCCAAATAGAACTGATAATGTTGATTTTGATGGCGGTTCGTTTTAATAAATACTAAATATATTATAGATAAATTTTAAAAAAAAAATAAATGGCAAATCCTACCTTAAGGTTTAAAAGAGGTTCTCAATCTGCGTTTGCATCTGTAGGACTTTCTACGGGAGAACCCTCCTTTATTACAGATGAGTCAAACTTTTATATTGGAATTAATACTCTTGGGGGGGATAATAGATTCTTTGGTTCTTCCAGATATTGGAGAAAGGAATCTACAACTATTGGCGGTGGAGTTAATCTTTTTGGAACACATGCTGTAGGAGTAAGTGGAACATCAATCACTCTTGCTGCACCAGCTTCTGTCGGGACTGCGGTAACTTACACTTTTCCAGCAGGTAATGGTCCAGCATCCTCTGTTTTAACTAATGACGGAAGTGGAACTTTAAGTTGGTCAAGTGGTTCTTCTAACCCAGTTTTTACAGGTATTGCCACATTTAGTACTACATTACTTGATATCAATAGTGATGTAGATATTTCTGGTATTACTACAGTTTCTAATGTTACTGATAATACTTTGGGTAATGAGAACACTGGATCTCTTCAACTTGATGGTGGTATGGGTATTGCAAAAAACCTCACCGTTAAGCAAAATCTTCATGTTGGTGGATATTCAGAGTTTGTAGGAGTTGTAACATTTAAGGGTGGCACAATTAATATTGGTGATGCTAATACTGACGATATTAATGTTGGTGGTGAATTTATTTCAAGTCTTGTACCAAATACTGATGATGCTCATGATTTAGGTAATAATGGGCAGAGATGGAGAAATCTTAATGTAGTAAGTGTTGCTACTACAAATATTAATGTTACTGGAGTATCAACTTTTGTTGGTATTGCAACATTCACTTCAAGTAATGTTTTTATTAATAATCAACTTTTTGTTGGTGGACTTACTGTTACTGGTGGTTCTTCAATTGGTCTAGATATTACAACCAGAAACCTTTTAGCAACTGGTATTTCAACCTTTACTGGACTTATTGATGCCAACGGTGGTCTTGATGTTACTGGACATACTGTATTAAACAATACTCTTGCAGTAACTGGTGTCTCCACCTTTACTGGCGCAATTGATGCAAATGGTGGTGCTGATATTTCTGGAGGAGAAACAGTTCTTTCTTCGGCAACTGTAAGTGATTTAACTGCTTCTCGAATTGTTCTTGCAGGAACTTCAGGATCTCTTGTAGATGATTCTAGTTTAACTTTCACTGATGCTGCTGGACTTATAGTTGCAAATAGTGGTATTAATGTTACTGGTGTTTCTACTTTCTCTACAGATCTAGTTGTTGGTGGTGACTTGCACTTGCAGGGAAATGATATTAAATCTAGCACTGGGGCAGTTGCAATTACACTTGCAGGTAATGATGTAACTGTTGCTGATGACTTAACAGTTAGTGGTAATCTTTATGTAAATGGTAGTACTACTCAAGTTAATACCACTGCACTTACAGTAGAAGACAGAACCATTGATTTGGGCATTGTAAATGGTGCTACTCCTGCTGGAGCAACTACTTGGGACTTAGGTATCCTATTTAATTATTTTGCAACGACTGCAAAGAAATCTGCCGTTATTTGGGAGCATGGTGATTCGAGATTTAAATTTGCAAGTGTTCTTAGTGCAGATACTGATGGTACAACTGTTGATACTCCACAACTTACTGTCACTACATTTGCTCCTATTGAAGTAGGTGAACTGTGGGTTAACAGTGCCTGTACTGGGGGAACACAACAAATCATTGGGTGTGTGAGTAGTGAACTTCAACTTCAAAATATTGTAGTAGATGGTGGAACGTTCTGATAATATAAAAAACAATAAATAAGAGGAGCCAATCTCCTCTTTTTTATGTCCGAAGATGACTTAAAGGCGATAATATCTACATATCAACAAAAATGTTTTGAATTTTTTAATTCTAATGTTGTAATGGAAACGCAAATTAATGGATTAAAAAGATCTATAGAAATTTTATCCGCAGAAAACGATAAATTAAAGGCAGCAAAATCTAGAAGAAAAGATGCTGATGACTTTACATAAATATAAAAAAAAGTAATCATAAATGTCAAAGCCATCTTCACGACAAGAACTTGTTGATTATTGTCTTAGACGATTAGGTGCTCCTGTATTAGAAATTAATGTTGATGACGATCAAATTGATGATCTGGTAGATGATGCTTTACAATTTTTTCAAGAACGCCATTTTGATGGAATTGAAAAAATGTATCTTAAATATAAACTTACTCAGCAGGATATTGATAGAGGGCAGGGTAAAAAAGTATCAAATCCTATTGGCATTGTGTCCACTACAAGTCCAAGTGTCTCTATTCCGGGAATGGGGTCTACAACTTTTACATTTGAGGAGGACAGTAATTATATTCAAGTTCCTGATAGTGTAATTGGAATTGATGGTGTGTTTAAAGTTGACACTAGTGGTCTTTCTGCTGGTATGTTTAATGTGGCATATCAAATTTTCTTGAATGATGTTTATAATTTTACTGCTATAGAACTTCTCAATTATAGCATGGTTAAATCATATTTGGAAACTATTAATTATTTAATTAACACAGATAAGAGCATTAGGTATACTAAAAGACAAAATAGGTTGTATATTGATACCAATTGGGGAGGACTTGTTGTTGGGGATTATCTTGTAATTAGTTGTTATAGAATTTTAGATCCAAATGATTTTCCAAAAGTTTATAATGACTCATTTCTAAAAATGTATTTAACTTCTTTAGTTAAGAAGCAGTGGGGACAAAATTTAATTAAATTTCAGGGAGTTAAACTTCCTGGAGGAATTGAACTTAATGGAAGGCAATTATATCAAGATGCCATTGCAGAACTTGACGATATTAAATCAAGAATGCGAAATGAGTATGAGATGCCCGCTTTGGACATGATTGGTTAGTAATATGGTATTAAATTCATTTTTTTTACAAGGAAGTAGTTCTGAACAGAATTTAGTTCAACAACTAATAAACGAACAACTTAGAATTTATGGCGTAGAAATAATCTATATGCCAAGAAAATTTATTTCAGAAAAAACAATAATAAAAGAAAATGTTCTTTCTACATTTGATGAAAGTTATGCATTAGAAGCATATATCAAAAACTATACTGGATTTGGGGGAGGGGGTGATATTCTCACAAAATTTGGAATTCAATCAAAGGATGAATTAAATTTGATTATTTCAAAAGAAAGATTTGAAGATTTTATTTCCCCATTTATGATTGATAATGATGGTGATGTAATAGATGAGTTTAAACTTGCAACTAGACCCAAAGAAGGAGATTTAATATATTTCCCACTATCTGATACTATTTTTGAAATCAAGTTTGTTGAATTCGAGGTTGAATTTTATCAACTTAATAAATTATATGTTTATGAATTGATATGTGAGGTATTTGAATATGAAGATGAAATTATAGATACCGGCATATCCAATCTTGATGACAACTTTGCTGAGGAAGGTTATTCAGTCAAACTAACTTTGGTTGGAATTGGGCAAACGGCGACTGCCATAACAACTTTAAGGACTGGTACGATTTCAAATATCACATTAACAAATGATGGGTTTGGGTATAGAAGCACTCCCACTGTAGCAATTGGAGCTGCTCCATCAGGGGGAAGTTCAGCATCAGCAATTGCAATTATGAGAGAAGGAACTACTGGGACATTCTCGATTAATAGATTAGAAATTACGAATCCTGGAGCAGGATATACTACATCCCCATTAATTAGATTTATTGGTGGTGGTGGATCTGGTGCTGCGGCAACAGTTGGAATTGTAACAACTGGAGGAGTTGGAATTGTTACTATAAGTTCTAGTGGATCTAAATATGTATTACCTCCTTCTGTTACATTTACTGCAGCACCCCCTGGCGGAGTAACAGCAATTGGAACAGCAATTGTAAGTGCTGGTGGTACAATTAACAGTATTAGAATTACAAATCCAGGACTTGGATACACTACAATCCCATCCATCACAATTGGAAATCCATCTGGTGTTGGTACTGGAAATTTTGTACTCAACGAATTGGTTGTTGGTGCTGCATCATCTACTTCTGGAATTGTAAAAACCTGGGATGCTGACACTCGTATTCTGAAAGTAAATAATGTAACTGGAACCTTTAGGTTGGGTGAAATTGTGGTGGGATCTGCAACAACATTTACTAATGTTGGTATTGGGACAACTGGAGTGTATGTAATTTCTAAAATTGAAAAAATGACAGATACTGATATAGATGCATTCGAAAATTTTGATCAAAACAAAGAAATTCAAGATGCCGCAGACTTAATTATAGATAGTACAGAAAGAAATCCATTTGGGTATTACTAATGTTAGGGACTTATTTTTATCACGAAATTATTAGAAAAAACGTTATTGGTTTTGGAAATCTTTTTAATGAAATCTATATTACTCATCAAGATTCATCAGGAAATCAAAAAAGTGAAATATTAGTTCCTATTGCATATGGACCTATTCAGAAATTTTTAGCGAGAATTGAACAACAACCAGAGAATAAAAAGCAGTCACTGACTCTACCAAGAATGTCCTTCGAAATGAATAGTATTCAGTATGATTCAACAAGAAAGGGATCTCCCGTTCAAACATTTAAATCAGTTAATTTAGAAAATAATAATATAGTAAACAAGGCATTTATGCCTGTACCATATAATCTGGGGTTTCAACTTAATATCTTTTCAAAACTTCAAGACGATGCATTGCAAATTGTTGAACAAATTATTCCTTTTTTCCAACCAGCGTTTAATATTACTATTGATTTAGTGTCTTCAATTGGTGAAAAAAGAGATACTCCTGTAGTGTTGAATAGTATTACTTTTAAAGATGATTATGAGGGAGATTATTCGAATAGGCGATATCTATTATATACGTTAAATTTTACAAGTAAAACTAACTTCTTTGGACCTGTGGTAGATAACACTAATGTGTTAATTAAAAAGGTTAAAGTTAACTTCTTTAGTAATACTGATAGAAATGTTGCTAAGCGTGAAGTTCGATATACTCTTACTCCTAGAGCAACTAAAGATTATAATGATGATAACACTACAACATTAGTGGAGAATATTAATACTAAAGTCAATGAATTTGAAGTTCTTGACTCAAGTACATTTACAACTGATACATATATTAGAATTGATAATGAAAGTATGCAAATTAAATCTATAAGTGGAAATGTTATTACAGTTCATAGGGCAGTTGATGGTAGCACATTAGAAGATCATTTAGCAAATGCATCTATTGATATTATCAATTCTCAAGATGACGATTTGATTTCACTTGAAGATGCATTTACTGATGATTTTGGATTCAATGAAACTGTTGAGTTCTTTAACGATGGCGGAAAAACTTATAGTCCTTCACTAGGACAGGATGTCTAATACTTATGGATAGTTATGATAAAATTTCAGATTCATTAAATGTAGAAACTCAAATTATAAAAAAATCTGAGTTAAATTCTATTGTTCAAAGATCAACTTCATCTGAGGATGCCGAAAAAGATTATTCTTATAGTAGAGCCCAATTGTATAGTTTAATTGAAAAGGGTCAAGAAGCAGTTGATGGGATACTTGATGTTGCTGCAAGTTCAGATCATCCTCGTGCATACGAAGTTGCTGGGCAATTGATTAAAAATGTTGCGGATGTTGCAGATAAATTGGCAGATCTTCATAAAAAAATGAAAGACCTTAATGATACCTATCATGGACCGCAAACCGTAACTAACAATGCATTATATGTTGGATCTACAGCAGAATTACTAAAACTTATAAAACAAGAAAAAATAGATAAATAAGTTAGAAATATATTATTCTAAAGTGGAATTAAAAATTTCTTAAAAACTAATGGCTACTAAAAAAGAAAATACTATGGGACAGCTAATTCGTGTTGTGATTTTGAGTTGGTCTGCCGCACTACTTACAGCAAGTTATGCTGGTATGTTTGCTAAAATGGATCCTACATTCATTGCTACAGTATTCACTGCTTCTGCTGCCACTTTTGGTATTAATACAATGAAGAAAAGTGGGGGGGATGATGAAGATGAAAAAAAGGAACTTCCAAGAACTGAATTTGTTGTAGAACCATCTGTTTCATTAGAATCCCAGGTTTCAACAAATGATGAAACAACAGTATCTCTTGAAGAAAGAGTTGAGGTTCTGGAAGGTCAAGTTCAACCACGTACAACTGGGGTATAATGGCAAAATCAGTAAAAAAAGATAAGAAAGGTTCTGCTGGGTCTAAGCAGAACCAAGGTAATGCTACACAAAAAAAAGCAAAGAATGGTGGAAAGAAAAAATGAGGTATTATGGCACGAGAGTGGGATACTCCTAAACGTGAGTGTTGGAATAAATCAATACATCAAATACTAAAAGCAATAGATAACCACACCCGTCTTCATTTAGAGACGGGTAATTTTTGGCATGAAAAGCAGGCACAGATACTTAGAACATACGTTAAAGAATTAAAAGTTTTTATACATAAAGAAGAGGGATGGAATGACTGATCCAGTTTGGTCTGTAAATATTATGATTGCCATTCTATTGGCACTAACAATAGGATATATTTTATACATATTTAAACTAGCAAAAGAAGAATGAAACAATTAGCATTGGGTTTATCAATTTTAAGTTTGAGTATTAGTGGAGCACTATGCTATGGTGCATACACAACTT